TTGAGGATCAATTAATCGATCTATTACAAGATATAAGTACAGACTTTACTTATTCAATTGATGATGTTAGTAATTTTGGCAGCCGTAATACGTCATTCAGTAGAACTATATCTATTCCTGCTACTGCAAAGAATAATAAGATATTAGGATTTGCTTTTGAATTAGGAATGGCTCACGAACACAATATGGATTTGCCAAACGTAAATACAAACTTTACTCCATCACAGGCGGCAAAGTGTGAGGTATATATCGATAAAATACAAATATTTAAAGGCGTTATTCGTATACTTGAAATAGTTGTAAATAATAATGTAATAGAATATCAGTGCGCCGTATTTGGAGAATTAGGTGGATTTATTACAGAGTTAGGGAATAAGCGTTTAGAAGATTTGGACTTTAGTGAATATAATCATACTTGGAACGTAACTACAATACAGAATAGTTGGAATACAATTAATGGTTCTGGATATTACTATCCATTGATTGATTACGGGGATGTATCTACAAATAAGGATGACTTCCACGTTTCTACATTTAGACCTGCATTATATGTTAAGGAATATATTGAAAAGATATTCGAAGGAACTTCTTATACTTTAAATTGCGATTTTTTTAATACAGACTTTTTTAAGAAACTAATTATACCTAATAATAGTCAAGGAATACGAGGTACGAATGACAGGTTTTTATTAGGTACAAAAACAATTTCACAAATATTACTTAATAGCAATACCCCAACGGCGAGAAATGCAAATGTGTCTTTTGATAGTACGACTTTACTTAATTTTACGGAAAATGCGGGAAAGAGTATATTTACTTATACTGATGGCACTAAGACAATTAGAACGACTGCTTCAATAAACGGGACATATCAAACAGATGCCGCTTCGTCTATTACTGCTACTTTATATATCGGAGGCATTGCGGTTCAATCATTTACACAGAATACTTTTTCTGCTAATAATCCTTTTAGTTTTACTATTGACTATACAGGGGATATAGTAAATACAAATCAGGTTCGTTTAGAAATTAGCGTTCCTGTAACGGCTAATACATATATAGTAACAATAACGAGTGCAAATATAAATCTTGCACAGATCACTTCACAGATTGTGGACGTAGCCTATAATGGAGTTGTATCTATAAACGAAAACTTGCCAAAAGGTATATTCCAAAAAGATTTCTTTTTGTCAGTTTGTAAGATGTTTAATTTATATGTGTATCAAGATAATATAAATGAAAGACAAATAAACATTTCTCCATATATTGATTTTTATTCTGATTCAGTTACTAATAGTTTAGATTGGTCGCAAAAAATAGATATCGGATCTACTATGTCAATTAAGCCTATGTCGCAATTAAATGCCAGATATTACGCTTATAGATATACGCCTGATTCTGACTATTATAATGATAACTATCGAAAGAAATACGGGCAAACATATGGAGATTATATTTACGATTCTGAATTTGATTTCGTAAAAGACACGGCTTCGACACAAATTATCTTCGCGCCTTCTGTATTAAAGCTACATTCAGGACAGGATAAATATCATACAGATATATACAAATTATCAAATAATAATACGCAAGAAGATCCAATGGATAGCGTAATTCGTATATTGATGACTAAAAAAATGACAGGCGTTACACAATGGAAGATACAAGAAGATGGAGGCGGGACATTAGCGACAATAACAAGCTATGGTTATGCAGGGCATTTGGACGATCCTACTAATCCTACAATTGATATTAATTTCGGAGTTCCAAAAGAATTGCAATTCCCAGCTAATACATATCCAACAAATAACTTATTTAACACATATCATAAACCTTATATTTTAGAAATTACTGATATGGAAAGTAAATTATTAAATTGTAAAGTATATCTTAATACATTAGATATTTATAATTTAGATTTCAGTAAATATATATGGATCAATGGAGTATTATTTAGACTTAATAAGGTAGATGGGTATAATCCAATGGATTATCAAACAACAAAGGTTAATTTATTAAAAGTAATAAACACTAATTAATGGCAGCAGAAGAAATAATTCCTATTAAAGTAACGACCGATGCCTCACAGGCAACACAGGAAGTACAGAAATTAGATAAAGCATTTGAAGAAACAGATCAAACCGTTAAAGGGTTAAGGCAGCAATTAAAAGAGGCGGTTGCGAATGTTGCAATTATGGCTGATAAATTCGGTGCTACGTCTAAGGAAGCAATTAATGCTGCTAAGCGTGCTGCTGAATTAAAGGATCGTATTGGGGATGCAAAGGCTTTAACAGATGCATTTAATCCAGATGCTAAATTTAAGGCGGTGGCTTCATCATTGGCAGGTGTTGCAGGTGGATTTAGTGCACTTCAGGGCGGAATGGCTTTATTTGGAAAACAGAATAAAGATGTAGAGGCTGCATTACTTAAGGTAAATGCTGCAATGGCTTTATCGCAAGGTTTACAATCGGTAGGAGAAAGTATAGATTCATTCAGACAATTAGGAGCGGTTATTAAAAGTACAACCGTATTCCAAGAATTAAATAATGCAGCAACTAAAACTGCAGCGGTTGTTCAGCGTGCTTTTGGTGTGGCTACTATTGAAACGAGTACAGGATTCAAGGTTTTAAAAGGTGCTATTGTTGCAACAGGTATCGGTGCACTTGTAGTTGCATTAGGAGCGGTTATAAATAATTTTGATGCTATTTCTGATTGGATTAAGAGTAGCCCATTAGGTAGTTTAGCAAAAGGAGTAGGCGCATTAGTAGAACAATTTACAGACTTTATTGGAGTTACAAGTGAGGCGGAGCGTAATTTAAATAAATTATCAGCGGCTAATAAAAGAGCAAACGAGGATATTGCTAATAGGATAAAGGTATTAAAAGCACAGGGCGGATCAGAAAAAGAAATTTATCAATTAAGTTCACAACTTATTGAAAATCAGCTTAATGATTTAAGAAATGCAGCAAAAGTAAAAGGAAAACTTACAGAGGAAGAACAGAAACAAATGCGCGATTTAAAAACCGAGCAATTAGTTTTAACTGCTGACTATAATAAAAAAGTTTCTGAAGAAAATAAAAAAGCTGCTGATAAGGCTCAAAAAGATCGTGATGATGCTAATAAAAAGGCTGCTGATAAAGCACAAAAGGATCGAGATGAAGCTAATAAGAAAGCTGAAGAAGATACTAAGACTGCAAATAAAATGCTTATTGATTTGCAGAATGCAAAGAGTTTGGCATTAATAGATGATGAAAATGCTAAGGCTTTAAAGCAATTAGAAATAGATAAGAAAGCTAAAGAGGATGAGATTAAGCAATTAAAGGTTGCTCAATCAGTAAAGGATGAATTAATTAAAATTAATAATGAAAAATTCGTAGCTGATAAAAATACTCTTGATAAGAAGATAAAAGATGATCAGGATAAAAAATATAAAGAGGATCAAGATAGCCTTAATACCTTTAATGAAAAAATTAAAGAGATTAAAATAGCTGCTATTGAGGATGAAGTAGAAAGAGCAAAAGAAGAAAGATTAGCTAAACTTGATAAAGATTTAAGAGAATTAGAAGAAGATAAAGAGTTTATAAAATTATCTGAAACTCAAAAGTCTGAAATAAGAAGTCAATTAAGACAAGCTGCTGAAGATGATATAACTGATATTGAATTAGAATCAGAGAAGAAAAGATTAGATACTAAATTAAGATTATTAGAGTTAAATAGTCAGGCTTTAATTAAAGGGACTGAAGCATATTTTGATAACAGAGAAGAAATTATAAAAGAATCAGAGAAAAAGGAATTATTAGATTTACAAGATCAGTATAATCAAAAGAAAATATCTGAAGAAGAATTTCAAAAGCAGACGGCTGCTATTCAAGGCAAATATGCTGCACAATTAAAACAAAGTAATAAGGAAAAATTAGATACATATTTATCTTATGCTACGAGTGTATTGAGTGCGGTTAATAATATATTCTCTGCTTCAAGCGCATTAAGTAAGGCTAAGATGGAGCAAGACCTTAAAAATGTGAAAGGTAATGCCATAGAAGAAGAAAAGATTAGAAAGAAATATTTTGAGCAAAATAAGAAAGTACAAATTGCGCAAGCTATTATTGGAACTTTACAATCAGCGGTTCAAGCATACCAATCTCTTGCAATTATACCTATTGTCGGTCCTGTGTTAGGCGCAGCAGCAGCGGCAGCGGCATTAGTTTTTGGATATAAGCAAGTTGCTTTAATTAAGGCTCAAAACTATGAATCAGCGGCGGAGGGTAGTGTCAATTCCCCAGATTTAGGCGGAGGCGGATCTGTTCCAAGTACAGGCGGAGGTGGAGGCGGAGGAGCTTTACCTGATATAGGGGGAGCAGGCGCACCTGATACGGGTGGCGGAGGCGGAGGTACGACAGGTGGCGGGAATGGCGGCGGAGGCGGATCTGTTAGAGCGTATGTCATACAGAGTGATATTGAAGATGCACAAAGCAGAGAAAGAGAAATCCAGAATAGAGCAAGATTCCAATAAATGATAAATATATAAAATAAAACTATTTAGAGATATGAATACAGATTTACCAATATTTATGTTGGATATAACAGAAGACATAAATGATGACGCACAGGTTGATTTTATTGCATTAGTTGATAGACCTGCAATCCAAAAAAATTGGAATGCATTTAATAGATCACAAAAATTTGAAGTTACAAATGAAGAACGCCGTATTATTAGTGGTGCTATTATGTTGGCTGATACTCCTATTTTCCGCAGCGATTCTACTTACGGCGATTATTATGTTGCATTTAGCGCGGACACTATTCTTAAGATTGTACAAAAGTTTTTTAAGAAAGGTTTTCAAAGCAACGTCAATTTAATGCACAATTCTAACCATCAATTCGAGGGTGTTACATTATTTGAGAGTTTTATTTCCGATCCTTCGCGTGGAATTATGCCTATGAAAGGATTTGAGGATGCTCCTGTTGGTAGTTGGTTTGGATCTATGATAGTAGACAATGATCAGGCTTGGGCTAAAGTTAAAAGTGGGGATATTGCAGGCTTCAGCGTAGAGGGTTTATTTAACTACAAACCTAAAGAAGTAAATAAGATTGCATCAATGGTAGAGGAAATTCAAAAAATATTATCACAGGTTAAGTGATAAACAATTTATTTTTTAACTATATAATAAAAAAAGTATGAACGCACAGGAAGCGATTTTAAAAATTAAGGCATTGTTTGAGGACAATGTTGCGCCTGTTGAGGAAGTGAAAGCTGAAGAAACTAAGGTTGATGAAACTAAGGTTGAAATGGCTGAATATTCTTTAATGGATGGCACTAAGGTTGAGATTTCAGCTTTAGAAATTGGCGGATTTGTAACTATCGAAGGACAACCCGCGCCCGCAGGTGATCACGAATTAATGGATGGTACTGAAATTACTTTAGACGAAAGCGGTAAAATTATCGAGATCGAAACTAAGGTAGAAGAAGTAACTCCAGAAGTTGATACAGAACTTGGGGACAAAAAAGATAAAGAAGAAAAGATGGCAGAATTAGCAGAGCAATTCGAAGCAAAATTTGCTGAATTAATCGAAGCTAAGAACGCATCTGATTTAAAAGTTTTGGAATTAGAAAATAAAGTTAAGCAAGGATTTGCACAAGTAGCTGAATTAATCGAAGCACTTTCAAATACTCCAAGCGAAGATCCAATTCAAAAGCCAAATAGCTTCAATTCATTTATTAAAACAAATGATATTAAAGAAGCGAGATTAAATAAATATAGAAACGCAATTTTAAACACTAAAAATTAATAAAAAATGGCATTTAACGTAGACGCATTAGCTGCATATACAGAGCAAAACGAAGCCTTATTGGTTACTGATTCTGTATTGGGCGCAAAGACTGCATCTTTAATTAAGAGCGCAGGTAACGTGATGGTAGGAGTTAAATCTTCTGAAACTATCAACATTATGGATACAGACGCAATCTTCCAAGCAGGTGGATCTTGCGGATTTACTGCATCTGGTTCTACTACTTTTACTCAAAGAACGGTAACAGTTGGTAAGATCAAAGTAAACGAAGCTCTTTGTCCTAAAGACTTAGAATCTAAGTATTTACAAAAAGCATTACCTACGGGTTCAATGTATGATTCAATTCCTTTCGAGCAAGAATTTGCTGATAAGAAAGCTAAGACAATCGCTGCTCAATTAGAAACTGCTTTATGGCAGGGCGATACTTCAAGTGTAAATGTAAACTTGAACAAATTTGATGGTTTAGTAAAATTAATTGGCGCTGCTTCTGGTGTTGTAGCTGCTAATACTTCTACTTACATTTCAGGTGCGCCTTTAAGTTCAATTACTGCTGCTAATGTAATCAGCATTTTTGATGGCGTTTATGCTGCTATTCCTGCACAGGTTGTAGCTGCTGATGATATGACTATCTTTGTAGGTCAAGACGTTTTCAGAACTTACACAATTGCGTTAAAGAACGCTAACCAATTCCATTATTCAATTGATGTTAAAGCTGATGGCGAGTTCGTATTGCCTGGCACTATGATCAAAGTTATTGCTCTTGCAGGATTGAACGGAACTAACAAAATTTACGCTGCACGTTTAAGCAATTTCTTCTTAGGTACAGACTTATTGAACGAAGAAGAGAAGTTTGAAATTTTCTATGCAAAAGAAGCTGATCAAGTTCGTTTTGTATCTGAATTCAAAATGGGTGTAAACTTTGCTTTCCCTGATGAGATCGTGAAGTTCGTATTAGCATAATTATTCGGGGAGTGAAATATCTCCCCTTTTTAAAAAAATATTAAATTAATTAACAATGAGTTGTGCATTAACACAGGGATATACTTTAGATTGCCGTGATAGTTTAGGCGGTATCGTTGAAGTTTATTTTACTGAAGCTGCAAACGTAACAACTACAACTGAAGCGAGTGGTGTAATTACTGCTTTGACTAAGGCAAGTGGTAAGCGTTTTTGGAAATATGCTTTAGTGAAAGATACTTCAATGTTCAACCAAACATTAACTGCTTCTGTTGCAAACGGAACGGTATTCTATGGTCAAGAATTACAAATAGTTTTAAACAAACTACAAACTAACACAAGAAATGAATTACTTTTGTTAGCACAAAATAGCTTAGTTGCTGTTGTAAAAGATAGCAATGGTCTATATTGGTATTTAGGAAAAACACGCGGTATTGATTTGACTGCAAATGCAGCTTCAACAGGTACGGCGCAAGGAGATAGAAGTGGTTTCACTTTAACTTTTACAGGATCAGAACCTGAATTAGCACCAAGCGTATCTTCAAATATTGCTTCTGCTTTAGAAACTCCAGGTTCTTAATAACTTTGTTTTTCATAGGTTTATAGGTTTGCCGCCGTTCCTTAATTGGTTCGGCGGTTTTTTATTGATTAATATGCAACAAATTGCCTTTTTAGCTATATAGTTATATGATCAGGCTAACAAAGGGACAAACTCAAAATATTATTTTAACTTTAACAGAAAAGCAATTATTGACTAACCCTAATTATTTATTTGTATTTACTAATAGAAGTGCAAATACAGAGGTTAAATTTGTTAAGTTAAATAATACAGACATAAGCCAATATAAGGATAGATATAATGAATTCAGTATCGTTACAAATACTAATTTTAGCACGTCCTTAAATGGTCAATACGATTATGAAGTTTACGAACAGGCAAGCACTACAAATACTAATCCTTCTGGTTTAAATTTATTAGAATCAGGAATTATGGAATTAGTAGGTACTCCTTTCGAGTTTACTGAATATTCTACAACAGATACATACAAAATAAGACAATAATGGATTTAAGAGTATTAACATTTGCAGAAGCCAAGCAGCCTGAATTTAAAGAAAAGAAGGGAGAAGGATATATTCAATATGGCGACCGCAACGACTATCCTAATTATTTGGTTGATTTATTTAATAAATCGGCTAAACATAATGCCATTGTAAAAAGCAAGGTACATTATATAACCGCGAATGGTTGGACAGGTAGCCCACAAGCAGAGCCTTTTATAGAAAAGGTAAACAGAATGGAAAGCCTTGAAGATCTTACAAGAAAAGTATCTTTAGATGCAGAATTATTTGGAGGATATTATTTAGAGATTATTTGGTCAGTAACTAAGCAATTATCTGAAGTATGGCATTGTGATTATACTAAAATTCGTACTAATAAAGACAATACTCAATTTTGGTATAAAGAAGATTGGGCAGATAGAAATGAGAAAGCAATGGTTTATCCTGCTTTTAATCCATCTAATCCATACGGGAAACAGATCCTATATGTAAAAGAATATCGCCCTAATATGGGTTACTATTCTTTGCCAGGTTATTTTGGAGCGCTTAACTATATAGAATCAGATATTGAAATATCTAAGCACGTCTTAGGAAATGCTCAAACAGGATTTAGCGCAAGTAAACTTATAACTTTACCTAATGGCGAGCCTTCGGATGATGAAAAGCGTAATATTGAAAAACGATTTACAAATAGATTTAGCGGATCAGATGGCAAAAAGTTTATTTTAGCTTTCGTAAACGATAGCGCGAGAAAGCCAATAGTAGACGACTTAGGAACTTCTGATATTACAAAAGAGGATTTTGGTCGCGTGGATTCTTTGATCCAAACTAATATTTTTAGCGGTCATCAAATTACTACTCCATCGATATTTGGTATTGCAGAGGCGGGCAAATTAGGCAGCCGTTCCGAAATGAGAGATGGGTACGAAATATTTAAAAATACCTATGTAAATAGTAAGCAAATGCACTTAGAAAGTGTATTCAATATGTTAGCTAAATATAAAGGTATACAGGATGCAGAATTATCAATAATCCCTACCGAGCCGATCGGATTCGAGTTTACAGAAAACCTATTAAAGGAAATAGCGCCTAAAGAGTGGTTACTTGAAAAGGCGGGGATTGATATGAGTAAATACCAAGCACCTGAAGAACCTGTTGCGGTGGTGCAATCTACGCAATTTAAGGACGATTTTAGCGTGTTTTTTGAGTTTGGCGAGGCAAAGGATAGTTTTAATATTTGGAAGCAAAGAAAGCGCTTTAATGACGATTCAGAGTATCATATGTTTGCAGAGGTAAATCAATTACAAGCCAATGTACTTGACTTGATGTCTAAGGATAAGAGAATAACGCCAGAAGTATTAGCGACTACGCTTGATCAGAATATAGAAACGATTAATCAGGTTATCAATACCTTAGTTGAAAATGGATATATAGAGGTAAATCAATATGCAATAGGAGAAGGATATGATGAGAATATAATTAAAGAGCATATTTTAACCGAGCCATTGTCGGATCTTTTAGTAAAAATTAAGCCACAAACTAAAGAATTATTAATTAGATATTCGTACGAATGGAAAGAGGGATTCAGCAAATCAGACATAGATACAAGCAGAGCTTTCTGTAAATATCTTTTAGAGGCGGGAAAAATGTATAGCCGTTCAGAAATAGAAACAATTAGTGCGCGTTTAGGATATTCTGTATTTGATCGTG